GATTGTTTTATCACAATGTCCAAGATGGATAAGATTGTTGATGTAATATTAACATCCCCACCATATAACATGACCAAACGAAAGGGTGGACCAGATGATAAGGGAAGGTATGATGTGTATAGAGATTGGAAAGATGAACAAGAATATCTTGGATGGTCAGTAAATCTATTTGATAATTTTGATAAGGTATTAAAAAGAAATGGTGTGGTATTATATAACTTCTCATATTCAATTGAGAATCCATCACTACCATATAAATTAATATCATATATATTACAGTTCACAAACTTTGAGGTGGTAGACACGATTACTTGGAAGAAACAAACATCAATGCCACACCCTGCATCATACAATAGATTGAATAGAATATGTGAATTTGTATTTGTATTATCAAGAAAGAAAGAAACAAAAACATTTAAGACCAATAAACAAATAACTAAAACATCTTCAAAGGGACAAAACTATTATGAGATAGTAGATAATTTTATTGAAGCAAAGAATAACGATGGTTCAAACCCATTAAATAAAGCAACATACTCAACTGAATTATGTGATAAGTTATTATCTATATACGCACAGGATAATATGACTGTTTATGATCCGTTTATGGGTATTGGAACAACCTCACTATCATGTAAGAAAAGGGGATTGAATTGGATAGGTAGTGAAATATCAAAAGAACAAATAGAATATGAACACTGAATATTATAGAAGTAAAGACAAGGATGAATATTATACCCCATCAATATTGGTGGAACCAATCCTTCAATATATAAAACCAAATAGTATTGTATGGTGTCCATTTGATAAGTTTGATAGTGAGTTTGTACAACAAATAACCAAACAGGGTCATAATGTTATTTACGGACATATAGAGGATGGTTATAACTTTTTTGAATATGAACCCCCACACTACGACTATGTCATCTCTAATCCACCCTTTACCCGTAAGTTAGAAGTGTTAGATAGATTATATAAATTGGGGAAACCCTTTGCAATGATATTGGGTCTACCAATATTAAATTACCAAGAGGTAGGTCAATTCTTTTTGGATAAGGACTTACAATTATTAATAGTAGATAAGAAAGTTTCATTTGATGGGAACACATCATCATTTAATAACTCTTACTTCTGTTCTAAATTCTTACCAAGGGATTTAATGTTTCATCATTTGGAACATAATAACTCTAATAAGAATTATAAACCATCATCATTATATGCCTGATATTAAACTAACCAAGAGACAGACAATAGCATGGGATTATCTTATGGATAATACAACCAATGAATTGGTCTTTGGTGGTTCAGCAGGTGGTGGGAAGAGTATGTTAGCATCATTATGGTTAATGACGATGTGTTTAAAGTATGCAGGGATAAGAACTTTACTTGGACGTACAACTTTATCATCTCTAAAACAAACGTCTCTAAACACTTTATTTGAGGTTTTAAAGATGAGTGGTCTTGAATCAGATAAACATTATTTCTATAATGGTCAGTCAAATACAATTACATTTTACAATAAATCGGAGATTATATTAAAAGATTTAGAGGCTAAACCAAGCGACCCCAATTTTGACTCATTAGCAGGTATTGAAATTACGTGTGCAGTGATAGAGGAAGCTTCTCAAGTAACAAGGATGGCCTATAATATTGTTAAATCCCGTCTTCGTTTTAAATTAAACGAACATAACTTAATCGGTAAGATATTAATGACAACCAACCCATCACAGGGTTTTATTAAATCGGAGTTTTATCTACCATATGTTGAAGAAAGGTTACCAATCAATATCAAGTTTATTCCAAGTCTACCACACGATAATCCCCATCTCCCAAAATCTTATTTGGATATGTTAAACTCATTACCACAAGAACAACGTAAGAGATTGCTAATGGGTGATTGGAATTACAATTCTGATGAGGATAGTTTATTTGATTTTGATTATATATCCAACTCGGTGTTCAAGTCACCACCAAATCCACTAGATAAGAAGTACATGTCAGTGGACGTTGCACGATTTGGTATGGATAGATCCGTTGTGATGGTTTGGGTTGGACTGGTGGTCGTGGAGTGTCTTGTCTTTAGTAAGTTGTCGACCACAGAACTATCCTCCCAAATTCGGTCGCTAATTGAGAAACACGGGGTACACCCGAATAATGTTATTGTGGACTCGGATGGTGTTGGCGGTGGAGTGGCAGATCAGATTAAAGGAACCAACTTCGTGAATAACTCTAGTCCATTACATGGACAGAACTTCGTGAACTTAAAGAGTCAATGTTATGTGAAACTATCTGAACTATTTAAAGAAGGGAAGATTAGTTTAAATATATTGGACCCATCTATGATTGATGAGTTGACACAGGAACTATTAAGTGTTAAATTAAAGAATATGGATAAGGATAATAAAGTTGGTGTTCAATCAAAAGATGAAATGAAAAAGATATTAGGTAAGTCTCCCGATTTAAGTGACTCCCTCATGATGGGGATATACTTCCAAATAAAGAATTTAAAATCCACTAATAGATATGCTATTGGATTTGTAAGATAAAATATATATGTATATATGGTAAAGTTTAAACTAGAAGGTAAGGAATATAAATTACCCGAATTTATTTCTATAAGTGATTATGTAAAAATATCAAAAGTAAAAGATTTATTTACAGATGAATATTTCTACCCAAAATTAATTAACATACTAACCAGTTGTCCCTTGGAAGATTTAATGGAATGTGGATTTGAGGAGATAAACTACCTTGGATATTCAATCATCTCTATCTTACCAAAAGAAAAGGATATAACATTTGTGGATAGGTTTGAGTTAGACGGTGTTCAGTATGGATTTATACCTAATTGGAGGGACCTCACGTTTGCAGAGTTTATTGACTTGGACACAATCTCATCCAAAAAAACAAATGAGTTGTTGGACATGTTACACATATTGGGAGCTATTATGTACCGACCAATCATAACTGAAACGTCAGAACATAACTTTACAATAGAAGATTATGATATAGAGTTGATGAAGAAACGGTCAGAACTGTTTAAAAACAGATTAGATATTAAGATCATTTTAGGTGGTCAGTTTTTTTTTATCAACTTCGTAAAGAAATTTTCGGATTATACCCAACCATCTTCGACCTTGACTCTTTCGATATGGGACAAGATAAAGATAATATGGATGATGTGGAGGATGATTTACAAGGGTCGTTCCAAGAATCCTTCGGTTGGTTTTTGGTCATCAACAGAATTTGTGAGAACGACTTTACAAAACATGAGTACGTCTACAAAAAAAACATAACAGAAGTTCTAAATCAATTATCATATTTAATATCTTTTGATATTGAACAGATAAAGTTACAGAAAAAAATGGAATCTCGTAACTAATTCATAACACGTTTTGAATAAACGTATATTTAATATTAGAAGATATGATGAATTACAAGCAACTTTTGACGTATTGGAATAGTATTTCCTACCACCACGAACAAATTCGTTCGTTCGGATATGGGGATTTAACCCAATGTACCAATGATATTGAGACAAAACAAGAACCATTATATCCAAGGCTCTATTTGGTCCCTGATGTGGTGGAGTTAAGTCAAAACCGTATATATTATAACTTCAGTGTTATTGTAATGGATAAAATTGAGGATGACATGTCCAACTTAACTGACGTCATGAGTGACACGTTGAGTATAGTTCAGGATTTATGGACCGTCTTTTGGCAGTCCTATACGGATCAGTACGGTAATTTTAGTAAAATAGTGGTAGGTGATTGGACACCCGAGATTATTCCCTTTCAAGAAAGGTTCCAAACAACACTTGGAGGCTGGACGATGAATATGAAAATGAGTGCTCCTTTTGACTACAACACATGTGACATTCCAATTACACCAGGTTTTGAATTTTCACAAGACGAATCTTATAGTTCATATAAACAAATATTACAAGATTGGAAGGATTTTTCTGAAAATCATTTTCAGATTAGGTCTTATGGGTTCGGTGATGAACATCAATTAATAAATGACATTGAGACAAAACAGGAACCCTTATATCCACGTATTTATTTTGTACCTGACACAACAAGGTTGGAAGAAAATCATATGCATATAACTTGGAAAGTAATTGTCTCCGATAAGATTGAAGAAGATTTATCCAACCAAGTGGATGTAATGAGTGACACGTTAGAAATAATAAAGGACTTTTTCTCCAAGAATTACTTGTCCGATTACGACGCAGAGTTTAATAGTACGGTAGAACCTTGGTTGGAAAAATCGGAGACAATACTTGGAGGCTGGACACTAACAATATCTATTCAACAGAAGTTTGACTATAACCGATGTGTATTACCAATTTTAGATTTTGGTGGATTAACATGGGAACAAGTTCAACAATTATGGAAAGATGTTGAAGATAAATGGAAAAATGTATAAAACAAAAAATATATGGGGCAATTAACTAATCTATACGTATCAAGTTCCTTTCAAGGTCTATTAAAAATGACTGATAGTACACAAGGACTAACTAATACATTACAGACAATACAAACAGGTGATGGAGATAATAGTCCATTACAAATGAGTTTAACTGAAGTGAACATATCAGGTTCATTCTATATCAATAATGTTCCAATCACAAACGGAACCAATGGTACAAGTGGAACATCAGGTACAAGTGGAAGTAATGGAAGTAGTGGTTCAAGTGGAACTTCAGGTTCTAATGGTACTAACGGTTCATCAGGAACAAGTGGTAGTAATGGAACTAATGGTTCATCAGGTTCATCAGGAAGTAATGGAACTAATGGAAGTAGTGGTACGTCAGGAAGTAATGGAACTAATGGTACATCAGGTGTTGCTGGTTCTTCAGGAACAAGTGGAACATCACCAATATTTGATAGTGGTTCATACGCAACCACAGGGTCAAACCAATTCATTGGTAACCAAGCAATAAGCGGGTCATTAACTTTAACTGGTCCAATAATAGGATCAACAAGTTTAGTTTTACAACCTGACGCAAATGATG